CTTTTAACGTAGACGTTTTCTCTCGGGTCTTTATGCAAAATGATTCTGGTCAACCAAACCCACCAAGGATGCGTGATGTGCTTCATCAACAATCGATCTAAAATTTTCTTGTCTATTGATACAAAAAAATTAGCAATATCCGCCTTTAGAAACCATGCTGGTTGAGTGTGGTTTTGAGTTGCTGATCGGATAAAGTGCTGCACTCGATTGGCCGCGCGAAGCGTGCCTTTTTCTGGGATGCAAGCGTAGCTGTCATAAATAAATCGGCGATAAAAGTGATTGGCATAGCGGTTGTACAACACATGATGCACCACTCGGTCACGAAAGTTTGCAGCCCACACCTCTCTGGGTTTGGGGCGAGTGACGACAAACATAATGGATCGCCCAGGCTGGTAAGAGCAATTAACAAGCTCGTAATACAAATCCATCAAATTGCGTTCAAGGTTTTGCTCAAACAACAACGCATTCCAAGTGTTTCTTTTTGCTTTGCGGCAATCATAATAGGCTTGAAATAACTCCGAAATCGTCAGGTCAGTCTGCATGGTTCACTCATATCACCGGACAGCCCGAACATAGTTGCTATTGTTCTTATTGTTGTTGTTCTGGTTGCCATTGTTAAAGTTCTGTTTCCATGCGTTCGTTGCTGAGTTCTCTGAGCTTGACCAGTAGTTGTCAGCGGCGAACGCAAAGGCCGTGCACTCACACGACGCAGCGCAGACAGATCCACGCTGAGACTGGCTTGCGCCCTTTCGTTGGTTTCCCAACGGTCACGGCCCGCGATATGGGGGTCTCTAATGATCACCGTAGCCATCATCAATCTGCCCGTGAACCTACAGTGTGTTTTAACCAACCTTGCGCTTGACGGGCAATAGAGTCCGTCAGCAAGACGATTTCGGAAAAAGCGTCGACACTTAATAAACGCAAGTCTTTAGCTAAGCGAAGCATAAGCTCAATGACTTGCACTCTCTCAACAATCTGCTGTAAATGATCCTCCCGTTGTTCACGCATTGAATTGGCTTTATAAATAAAAACCACCAGCTCTATGCACTCGTTTCTGATTTTGTCGCCCAGTGAATATTTAAAATCGCGTGGAAAATCCTTTGTTTTGCGCGTGACCGCCTCCAGCAACTCGTAGGTCGCTTTGTAGATCGGAAGGTGCTTATATTGCGACATGGCGGTTCAAAGGATTAAAGGATTAAACCGCAACTCGCCGGACAGCCCGAACATAGTAGCTACTGTTCTTACTGACGGTGCTCTGGGTGCCATCGAGAAAGGCCTGTCTCCATGCGCCCGTCGCTGAGTACTCTGAGCTTGACCAGTAGTAGCCAGCGGCGAACGCCTCCGTACCACCTGACTTGAACGCTGTCACAGCGGTCTGTGCGGGGCTGCCAGACGTGTAGGCGGCTCCGGTTGGACTGCTGTTTCGGTTGATGCCCATGGTGTCGCCAGAGACGTCATTACCCTCAGAATACGTATACGAGGACTTGGCTCTGGCAGACGTATTATTCGCATCCGTTGTGGGTTTCAGGTTGCGATAGCACAACTCCAACTCGTCACGGCTTGGCAGATACCAATCGGTATAGCCGCCAATGCTCAATCCCTCACAGAACTGCGCTGCTGGATAAGTGGATGAGTTCATGGACGAAGATGCGGCCGGGCCGTTATTCAGGGTTTGCGTTGCCGTGGGTCCAGCGTCGTTTGTCGTTTTCCACTGCTTGCTAGAGTTTTCACCAGAGGATTTAGGCGCCACGATTATGTAGTACGTTGTGCCACCCTGGACAATTTTCCCTGCGTAGTAGCCGCCGCCATAAGCGTCACCAATCGTGGGGCCAAATGAAGCGGCCGTCGTAAACGAGGTCCCTGTTGACCACTCTGAATATGACCCGTTGGCATCCTTGTAACGAACGCGCCAGTAATACGTCGTGTTGACCGACAGCACGCCGCTTGACACCGTATAGGTGACTGCCGTGCCGGCGACATCGCCCGTGCTGATGACAGTACTTGCAAAGTTGCTAACGGTAGACACTTGCCATTGTGCCGCCGTCATGGCAATGCCGTATAGGCTATAGAACGTCGATCCCGTCAAGACAGGCGTTTCGCCGATGTTTGTTGCCGCGTTTGCCGGGCTGACGTTGGTGGGAGTTTTGATTTCAGCGGGAGCTGGTGATGCGGAACTTACCCACGCAGTACCATTTGACGTTAGCACATTACCCGCCGTTCCGGGGGAGGTTAATCCAGTTCCACCATTAGCCACAGGAAGAGTGCCCGTAACAGCCGTAGAAAGGCTGATGTTCGTAATGGTGTTGTTGGTGCCGTTAATTGTCTTATTTGTCAGTGTCTGCACACCATTTAGTGTCACAACACTACCACTGTTACCACCAACTTGTGCATAGACTAACCACGTCGTGCCGCTATAGATAAACTGTACCGAGACACCACTGATGTCGATAACCCAGTCTGCAGCCGTACCGTTAATCGTGGAACCGTTTCTGCCGACTGTGAGGTTGTTAGAGCCAAACGTAGCCGCAGCATCAGAGATAACGACCTGATCCCCAGCAATAGGAGAGGCCGGAAGGGTAACGGTAAATGCACCACCAGATGTATTAGCGAATACACCCTCACTGACTCCGGCTGTGTAGTTTGCCGTAATAGCAGCCTTATAACTAACAGATGACTTTTCAGCGGGGTAAGTTACAAATACCGACTTGTCGCCAGCAGCGAAGTCAACCAAGGCACCAGCGTTAGAAGAAGACAGCACCGTATCACGGCTAAGCGTCGTACCAGATGCAGTGTACGTACCAATACCAACTTCCCAATCGCCTGTACCGACATCAAAGATAGTGTAGTACGTGGTGTTACCGTTGCCAATGACGGAGAAGTCTTGAAACCCAACCTCTGCAGAACCAAGGGTTAGCGTACCGGTTCCTGTTGTCGTGGTTGTAACTTTAACCCGGTCTTTGAGTACCAGCGCCATTTTCTATCCCCTAATTCAGTGTTGGGATGTCTACCCAGTCAGATTGCTCGAAGGTAGTAATGTCTTCCCAAAGCGATCTGCGCCCGGTAACCGCATCAATGTTTGTAGCTTCCTGCACGATCATATAGTACGTCTGAGAAACAATTGCCGTGTCTGCTGCCATTGTAGCTTCTGTAACAGTCGACCCAAACGTTGCAAGTGTAAACAGCTTATCTACACCGCTTGCCGCTTCACTGACTGCACTGTCAAACTCAAGTGCGGCGGTCACCATATCTGCGCCAGAAGCGGCTTCTACAACTTGCACATACCCAATTGATATTGAGTCAAACATATCTACAGCATCGGCTGCTTCCAGCACAGCACCATTGACCACAAAAGAGCCATACATCAAATCTGCGGCTTCAGCGGCTTCCGATATCACACCCGTACGAGTGAGCTGAGCGAATACTAAATCGCGCCCATCAACCGCTTCCAATATCTCGGCTCTTATCGGCACAACGCCGTAAATTAACTCCGCCCCGGATGCGGCCTCAAGTACGGAGACATCAATGTTATTAGCACCAAAAAAGCTGGCAACAGCACTAGAAGCCTCAGACACCGTAACATTAAATGTGCTTGAAGCTTCAGAAGAAAACGGTGCCGCAGCAAACGCTGATATGCCAAACATGTTATGCCGTGATCAGCTCGTCTTCTGGGATCCAACGTTTTTGGGTAGCGCCATCACGGTCAACCCACTCAAGCAGGCAAAGAACCGTACCTTCGTCATCCATACGCAAAGCCTGAACTTCACCGCTAGGAACCACGGCGTTGACCTTGACCAAATCGCCTTTCTTAAATTTGCTAGCCATGTTTAATCCTTAAGCGTCAGAAAGCGAGAAATCATAGCGCACATTCAATGTGTCGCCCGACACCACAGCACGGCTACCGGGGGCTTCAAAGTCAGCCACAGAAAACAGAAGGCCTGAATTCACGGTGTTATTTTGGATGTTCGTTAAGAACGCTCCACGAATCGTAGCAGTACCGGTGATTGAGAATGACGCTTGCGAGGCGCTGTTACTAATTACAGAAGGGTCTGCAGCCGTTGCTGAACCAAACGACGCTGTACCACGGTTACCACCAGAGTAACCTACGTTTTCGTTCCAGCCAGCATGAGAAGCAAGCGTGTCACCAGCAGCGTACGCAGTAAAACCAGCATTATCAACCAATCCGATATACCATGCAGCGTTGTACACAACACCCGTGAAATACTTGGTGTTCATGTCCTGCAGACCTTGGTTGGTCACGAGGTTTTTAGCCTGCGTTTCCCATTTCAGGTTGCCTTCGCTGTCATAGCAAGATACGGTAAACACACCACCGCCAGCAGCGCCATCAGCATAACCGGGGGACTTTTGAACAGAGCCGGACACTTGGTCGGTGCTTTTTGCCTTGGAAATCATTTTTAACTCCTTACGAGATACGAATTAAAGCTGAATCACTTGTTGCGGGAGGAAACGCCACAGTAAACACCGTAGAAGAAGTCCTATCTGCTCCAAAATCCAGTACGCATACTGCCGGGTTACCACCACCTACTTTATAAATCAGTGCGCCCCGTGCAGTAATAACGCCTGACCAAGAAACATTTCCAAATGAAACATACGAAACACCACTACCGCTGCCCTGTGTTGCCGTAATAACTTGCCCACCGGGCGTATAACCAAACCCTGCCGCTTCACCTTCAGATGAATACGTTATCGTTTGAGCGTTCAACGATGCGGCGTTCGTATAAAGAGCAATTTTAAATGTATCAACGGCAAAATCTACATCCCCGTTTAGGAGCGCAGTTTTAAACACATTGCACGTAGCGTTGCCTGTAAATGCCATAATATTCCTTTACCGCACAGGATACCTTGCCTGCCCATCTCGGTAGGCGTCGGAACGCTGCTTAGCATCGCCCAGCATTTTCAATAGACCCATCGACTCGTTGTACTTCTGCTCATAATTGGCGACCATATCAGCTTCTTGGCGCTGGAATACTGCGGCCTCACGTAGCGCACCATACAACAATGTGGTATCAAAATTGTCACCCAGCCATGTCGTTCCAGCCGTCACAATGGACTCTGGGTAATAGAAGTAATGTAACTCAACCGTATACGCAGCATCGGGCGTTGGACCCAACACAAAGGTTAATTCGTTCGTAATAACAGGAGGAACCGATGATGTGGTTGTTGGACCAAAGATAGCATAATACCTAGGTGCCCCAATGTCATTCGGTGATGGGTATGCCTGACGAATAAAGTTAACATCTTTGTTAAGTAGGTACTCGTACTCACCGTTTGGCTTAACAATTGCCATTGAATACACAGACAGAAAATCTGAAGGCGCAGGTAGATACTTGTTGTCTTTTGTGGTAATGCCCGTCACATTACGCCGTAGGTTGGCGATCTGTACGCTGTTATATATGCGCTGCTCTGCATTGCGAACAAACGTAGGAATGTTAGCAACAAAATCCTGTTCGTACGATTCTGCATACGAACAAATAGCAGCGGTCAGCTCAGCGTAGTTCATCGTTTATCACGCCATAGGGCCACGGGACATTGTTCCCTTCGTTGCAGCACCGGTGCCACGCATTTTAATCCCATCTGTTTTGACATAATTGCTGCCAGGGTCACCTGCGCTGACACGCATAGCAACCGTATTGCAGCCAATATCTTTAGCCGCTAACAGGTTTGGATCAGTAACCTTTTTGGGTGCGGTATTGGCATCCAAAGGCTTACCTTTCATCGTGTGGGGAGGTGCATACACCTCTGCAGGCCCAACCTGCTTGCCACCTTTTACCATGCTGTATTTAGCCATGTTAACCACCTTTTTGGTTTTTGACCTTGGCAAGACCACGACCCATTTTCTTGAGATCAATGTTCTTTACACCAGCAGTCTTGAGTCCGCCCTTTTGGGTGGCAACGTGTTTACCGTCGTTTGGAAAAACCTTGGCATCGGTCTTGCCTTTCTTGGTCACACCGTCTGCGCCACGTTTATAAGCCATGATTTACTCCTAAGTAGTGGCAACCGTCACGGTTCCCAGAGTTATTTGCAAGTTTAAATTATTTGGGGTCAATCCGCCATCTCTAGCCCCGCCAACTGGCGCCCATCCCCATTGGAATATCCTGCTTCCTCCTGATGGGTCACCCTCTACATCCAGCCCAGAGACAAGGTAAGATACGTCCGGACGTGGGTTCCTAATAGCCTGCGGATCGTTAATTGGATAAAGACCAATGCTCAACTGTGGTTGATCAGGTTCCCAGCATTCTGGGCACACAAGAATATTAACTTTCTTTGTCTTGATTGTCAGGCTTTTTAATTGCTTGAGTTTAAACCGCTGACCACAGCGATCACACTCAGCAATACTATGACGACCGGATGCAAACTGATTCGGCATGATTATGTATAGGACATATTACGTGGGATAAAGCGGACAGGACTTTTATCTCTATCTTCGTCCATAGCCAACTGTAACTGTTCCATATAATCAGCCTTGAGAGCCATAATCCGATCACCGGCAACATCCGGCAGCTTCATCGACAGATAATATGCCAATCATGCAGTTCAAGAACCGAAATGGGATATCCATCGTATTGACTGCACCATTCACATCCTGCATACGCCGCAAGCGCCAGTAAACAAACGTATATTGCGAACCGGGATCGTTCGGTGTTGGCCAGACCGTAATCTTGGGGGCGTTAATTCCCGTTATTTGATCCGTACCATTAGGACCGGGAAGCGGGTATTGTGCTCCAGTCATCCGTTGGATCCAGACCTGAATTGGGCGACCCTGTGCGTTCTTGTTTGGGATTGTGGCGTAGGTAGGCTCTGCAATACGGGTGATGCTGATATCAATCTGGTTTTGCCCAGTTCCGGTGCGAACAACATGATCCAGCAGATCTACGGTATCTACAGGGAGGTTATACGTAGCCTGCCCAGTCACCATGGGAATAAAACCTTGTTCCACTGTCCATAGGTTTATGCCACGATTAGCCATCTCCGCCAGCAAAAGGTTCATAGACCGCCTAGCCGTGCGCAGGTCATAACCCGTGCGCAACTCACGACCAACTCTCTCGAATGCCTCTTCAGTTATCTCGTCAAACGAAAGATTAAACGCAGCGGTGCCGGATGTTGTCATATCAATCCCAAGCAATCATGATTCGGAAAAACAGCAAATCAACAATTAGCCCTGTTAAATCATCTTCCTGAATAACCTCAAATCCAACCATTGCCCCAGTGATAAAATCAAAGGTACTGTCGATTTGTTTCATTTTTTAGCCGCATTCATTGAATCAATTAAATTGGGATAAGGCCTGCCAGCAGCCTTAGCCATTCTCTTTGCAGCAGCTTTCCTAGCAGGGGTTAACGGCTTAGATGCCTTTTTTGGGTTTGGTTGTTCCCAAATTGGGCCACCCTTGGCATATTCCGTAAAGTCAGTATTATCACGCCGAGCCTTGCGTTTCGGCATTTTTGATTCATTAATGATGCCCATACCCCTGCTATGCCTCATTATTAAACCATCCGTCCACGGGTTTTGCCACGCTGGGCAATGCCGTCACCACGCTTGGAAGCAGAGCCCACTTTGCCACCTTTGGCTTTTTTGACAGGCTCTTTCTTGTCAAGACCAATAGCGCTACGGAGGTTGCTGTAAATGTCTTTTACAGCCTGAAGAGGAGCTTGATTGCGCTTCTTCTCTTCTTCCATATACTTAGCACGGGCTTTGTCTTCATTCCTTTGAGCAATTACATCCTTTGCATCTTCAGGAATATCCATATTGCCGCCTTCTGCATATTTACGCATAATCACACCATTTTGCCTTTTGTGCGACCTTTCGTGGCACAGCCGTCAGCCGCTTTAACGT